GAAAATATATCAAACATATCTTTGAAGCCAGTTTTTCCGTTAATATCACTCTGCATAAAGTCTCCACATATACACAACTTAGTATCTTCTCCGATACGAGTTATCAAAGTAGTCAACTCTTTAAATGTAAAGTTTTGAGCTTCATCAGCCACAATTAACTTATTATTCCAGTTCGCGCCCCTCAAGAAGTTTATCGGGATAGCAGAGATCCTTTCTTTCTGTTTCAAGAACGCTGTATCTCCTTCATGTATTATTTCTTCCAATTTATCATATAGAGGTAGAGTGAAAAGGTTAAATTTTTCAGACATATCTCCAGGAAGACTTCCTAACCCTTTATCTGCGCTTTCTACAATACTCCTGACGTAAAGAAGTTCCTTCTCGTTATCTTCAGCCATTAAACGTAAACAACCATATAAAGACATGTATGTTTTACTAGAACCCGCTGGTCCAGACACAAACATGATTTTTACTTCAGGATCTAGCAGGGTCGCTAGAAATTTGCGTTGATTCGGGGTGAACTTAAATTTCCTCTCTTTGAATTTAATAGAGAAGAATGTATGAGGCTCCAGACGAAAATTAGACAATTTTTTAAGTGCCATATGTAATGTACATTACACTGAAATTATAATTTTACCTGTTTAATTGTGGCGCTTGTCGCTAAAGTCTCTCCTCCTTGCGTAGAAAAAGATTCGTTCAGTAATCTAGATCCATTAGAAAAATAAATTAAATCCTTAGTCTCTTGCATTACAGCAGTTCCACCTATACCACAAAGATTGACTATCAAAGGAGTTGTCAAACTATCTCCGCTAAAGTTGATTAGATTTTGTAATCCAGTAGAATTGATGCTCATTTCTTCTTCGACACCATCTAAAAGCATTTCCGAAGCATTTACAGAACCAATACCATAAACTGGAGTTCGGCTATAGCTTCTTTTAAAACTTATTTGGCTTTGAGTGTCATTTAGAATATTTGTAGGAGCAGATCTAAAACTGCAAGTGTGGCCATAAGCCACAGCATCACTATGCTGTGTTACTCCTATCCCTTGATAAATGTCTGAATCTCCACTAATTTGTATACCAACCGCAGGGTCTAAAGAAACAAAATTAGCCTTTAGCGTCACAGGAGCGAATGGAACGACATCTACAGACACATCTTTAGCGTAACATTTTCCATAAAGACCGCTTCCTAATTGAATCGATACAAAATTGTCTTGGTTTCCATCTTCTAGAAATTTTAACCCAGAAAGCATCCCTGTATGTAACAAACAGTCAACGGATATATCAGCAGTAAGAGCACCACCATAGTTAAACTGATCAACACTTCCAGATATTGATTTCCCCTGTTTACGGTTGGGGCTATGATTTGTATTGTAATTTACACTGGCTTGAGTGGCAAGTATATAACCCGTCACTTCTGAAATAGCAGTCGCCCCCACTCCAACTTGACCTATATAAACAGGAAACTCACTATATGATAAACTCATTTGTTTGATTTACACTCTTTTACTGATTACCAACTACCATAAGGCCAAAATTTGCCGTAGCATATGATATCCAAATCACACCCCAACCATAATCCTTCTTCATGAAATACGCCACAGCCACAACCCCATACATCAACCCCGCCAACAAAGGCACATACTTTGTTATATCGTCAAGAGTCACTCCTAATTATAGGGTCTGATTATTTTTTTTAAACAATAAATAGAACTCATGCCCCCGTTTACCACGCCCAGACAAATGGGGGGGGTTTCGCCATTGATAAATTGATGATGGACTCCCCCCCGCATTTTGTCACGCAAACGCTTAAAGATATTTTCAGAAATGGGGTGGGGTCTTATGGGGGGGTGTCAAGTCTTTTCTAAATAAAAAAATAGATAAAAGAGGAAGAAAATTCTTGCGATAAACTTTTATCTGTGCTATACTACTCACATGACAAAGACAAACAAGATCAGGATCACGCGCTACTCTCACGCTAATCATTATGATAATGACCATTGCGGCGTCGTCATTAGGAAGGACAAAACAAACGCCTTCGTGACTGTCCACGTTGCAGAGATGGCTTTCAAATGCGTAGATGTCTCAAGAGAAGACGCACTCAATATCCTCAAGACAATGAAGGCCGAGGGATAAAAACATCAAAATAAAACTTGATTAACTTCTAAATCTACACTACACTACAGACATGACAGTTCAGAGAGTAAAAATCATAGACACAACTTACGAGATCGAAAACATAGAGTTCGACGGCATAGATCACAGCGATGCCCCCGACTTCTGCGATGCTTTTATCACTTCCGCTAGCATCCGCAAGTTCGATGGTGAATGGCGCGATGCCACAGAAAAAGAATTAGACGAGATCATGGAAGATTCCGACTTCGTTTATGAAAATCTTGAGTCACATCTTTACTAAAAAAGATCAAAAAAGATCTTGATTAAAACCCAAAATTCAACTATACTACACCCATGAAAGAAACAACTTCAATCCCCACTAAGTCAGTCCAAAATCTAGAAATCAGTGATGATATGCATGACACGGTTGAAATGGGATATATGGAAGCAGATAAGTGTTTCTACTACTGCGAATTCTCTCACAAAGGAAAGTCTTACGAGGGAGTCATTGAAGCAGTTAGGGTTTGGGACGAAGGTTCTGAATGCGCTTTCGTAGAATGGGAAGGCGATACCATTAATAACGTCGAAGAAAATAATTCAAAATAATAGCAAAGAAAGCTTGCATCACTCAAAAAAATAAACTATACTACCTACATGACCGCAACAGAAGAAGCACTAGCAGCAATGGCCAAAGCAGAAGAAGCATGGAACGAAATGGTTAATAGAACCGTCGAGGCTTCAGGCCAATTCGTAGAGGATTGCCAAGCATTTCAGCAAGACCAACAGGAATGGTTGCTTGAAAAAAAAGATTCTAAAAACGCAAAATAATCCTTGCGGTAATCTAAAATTACACTATACTACCACCATGACAACGAACAAAGAACACCAATCAGCAAACTACAACCGCAGCGTAACTTGGGATGATGGCCGCACAGTTAAATTCAACGATGACATGGAGGTCGAAGGCTTCACTAAAGTCTCCTCTGTCTACCCTTCCGAAAGCTCTATAGTTAGCAACAAAGAACAGCGGGAAGCGTTAGGTGGCGGCAAGACTTACGGCTACCGCTATCACTCTAACCAAAGGCAAGAATGGTATGTAGACTTCGACGCAAAAGCTTTCTGGTCTTCCGACAACTGCTAAAAAAAAACTTGACTAACTTCTAAATCACACTACACTACCCACATGAGCAACCAATACATGAAAGCCTCCGTCAGTGACGCAGGAGTTAAGAAACTCAAAGCTGGCCGCAAGTCAGCATGGACGCGAGAGAATGAGCGCATCGCCAACCCTCCAAGGCAAATCGACTGGACAGCTACCGCAAACGCTGGCAAAGCAATCTTCATTAAATAAATCAACAAGACATCAAAATAAAACACTAAGACCATGAAAAAATTACTCTCTACAATCAACCACCTCATCGACCGCTTCCTATTCTCCATGATGATATGCGTGAGCTTCAATCTCATAGTCATAGTGTCTGTCGTCTTGCTAGGCGCTGGCCCTGAACTATTCACTAGCGTTCTCCACGGGTGGGATGGCCCCGACTTTCTCGCTGTCATGTTTGTGCCGAGCATTGTCGGCGCGGTTCTCCTAGTGATAGGGGATGTGATCCTTAAGAGACTTCACAGCGTGAAATAAAAATCTTGATGGGGTAACCTGTCGCTGTCATAGAGCCTCGTCACCGAAGGGTGGCGGGGCTTTTCTTTTGCAAAAAAACTTAAAAAAAAACTTGACAAGGTTGCTCGTCGGTGATACGGGGAAAACCCTCGTAACTCACTGATAGTCAACGAGTTAGGAGGCGCGGCCCCCCGCCCCCGCCTAAGTGCTTGATACTCAATGACTTACAACACCTAAAAAAAATGCGTAATAACGCAAAAAAAGCTTTGCAATCAGACCAACTTCCACTACTATACACACATGACAGTAAATGACATCATGACCCGCCCGACCGATACTTACTTCGTAGTCACCGCAGCTCTCTACTCCGATCCCCTGACTAGGTGGACAGTGGGAGGCGGGTCTAATCAGGAACAGGCCATCTCCATCGCCTCAAGCGTCCAGAGCGGTGTGGTGGACGGTTTCGCCTCCGAGACCGAGGCATTTGAGAGTTTCCCCGAGTTGGCCCCCGCCAGCGAGCGAGCATTGGCTGGGGCGTTGGCTGACGCTGCCGCCGCCAATGAGTGGCATCAGGAGATGAGAGGGTTGAGCAAATAAAGCCTCCGTAACTCCCTGACTCTCAATGAGTTAGGGGGAAGCGCCCCCGCGCCCCCGCTAAGTCGTTGATACTCAATGACTTACGAGTCTTTATAGGCACAGCCGATCTGGGGTCTTGTCAAGCAGAAACCTTATCTATTTGTCTATTTATATCCTGACCTGCGACCTAGAAAAAAAAATAATAAAAAAGAAAAAAAAGGGTTGCGCTCACCCAAAAATCCGTTATACTTACCCCATCATGACAGAGACAACCACTGAAACAACTATCCAAGACAAATTGTATAAAGAACGCAAAGCTGCTGACGAAATGCGCGATGATCTTTTCTTTCTCGTCGGATGGACTAAAATGGACAATCATCGCGCATTTCGTCAGCAGCTTTG